TGAGGTGCCTGCTGAGGCGCCCAGCCAGTAGGTGCTGCTGCGGGAGCTCCCTGAGGTTTCACTCCGGGTTGAGCAAGAACGCCCGGGACCACATAGTTGATGGGCTTGTAGCTCTTGATCTCCGACTTGTCGTCATAGACTCCATTCGGATCCTTGATGGTCTTCACACGCCCCTTCATCGGGATATTGTGGAGCTGTTGGGTGTCCTGGACGAAAGGAAGATTCACTGCGGCACAAATTGCGCTCAATTCGCGATTCGCAATCTCCATTGTCTGGATGTTGGTGTGCCGCATGTTCAGGCCAGTGAACACCTTACGTCCCTGGTGCGGTCCGTCGATGATGGAAAACCGCAGAACGAGACGCAGGTGGTTAGGGTTGCCGTCTTTTGTCGGCATCGCGTTAGATTCGTCGATGATGAAGTTGTACCAGCCTTCCGGAATGACATCGTTGTCGAGAGGTGTAAACTGTCGAGCGTCGAAGTTGAGCTGCACCATTAGATGGCTCCTTATGAGTTGAGGATCTTGTTGAAGATGTAGCCTAGATTTGGAGGCTCCATATTTGCTAGAGCTCCACTTCTATCCTTTGCTTCGAATTGAAGATCAGGTTGCGTCTGCAGGAAACGAAACTCCTGCTGAGTCGTTGGATCTTTCCCAACCCCAAGACGAAAGACTTCGTCAAAGAAGTAAGGTAACTTCGGTCCAAGTTTAGCGCCCGGCATCGATGGACCATATTTAACGATACCAGATAATTCATCTTTTGTCGGCTCCATCTTTGCGGAGACGAGCACATTCTTACCCTGGAGATCTCGGAAAGCTCTGATCAAAGTCTCCATTTTTTCAATCAGTTCCCCGTAAGCCTGACGAGGATCTTTTACTTGTCGTTTGGCATTGTTAAGAACAACTTCACCGATCTCGGTTATGCTGTCCAATCCAATGCTCTGAAAATTACGAGCTTCTGCGCTCTGCAGACACCAGAGATGAGCATCTCGCAAATCGTCTGCAGTCTCAATGGTAATGATAGGCATGTTGTAACAGACAGATTGATCATTACCAAATAGACGTCTCAGGTTAGATTCGCGAAGAGATAGAGCACCGGACTCCGCAGAAATCAGAACTGGAGTTGGAAGTGTAGCAGTGAGAACTGTTTTTCCAACTCCTGCACCCCCGTAGACAAGAACTTTGATCCCATTGGACAAAGATTCTTCCGAAGCAGTAGAAAAGTGAAGTGCCATCAAGTACTCCTTTTTGGAATGACGATATCGAGTCCGGGCATACCCGGCTTGATCACAAGCACCTGATCGAACAAATTACGCTGCTCGTCAGTAAGAGTACGATACTCTTTGATTGCAACTTCAGGCTTCCACTTGACCAACTTCTCCAGTTCCAACTTGGGAAGATTGTGGTCAGGCAGGGATTGCGACTTTGCTAGTTCTTGAAGTAGATCGATCTGAACAGCACGATTAATAGTGTGTACTGCTTTCAGAACTGCACCGGTCCCGTCGTTCAGTGGATGGCTGTTGGTACCCTCTTCCGGACTTGGGAACAGTCCAGCGAAAATAAATTGACGAAGAACGATTTCCTTGTTCTTCATCTCCTCCATTTGCTTTTTCAATTCGTACCACTCTCTAAGGTGGTCGAGGGAAACTTGCCGTTCTGGTATCAAAGTCATAGAAAGTACTCCGTTGTTAGATGGACCATACTTTATAGCATAATAAGCGATCGGATGCAAGTATCAATGCTTGGGATATTGCACCTCAATGACAGGAATACCAGCAGCGCGTGCTTGTTTCATCATGTTAGCTGTACCTGGTCCGCCTGGAAATGCGATCACAACATGTGGCCCTTCTAATAACATCTGTGCATTTCGTCTAGGCCCAGCTTGGTGTCCAAAGATATGCCAATCTGCTTCGATCTTACGATGATCAATAGCATGTTCGACGTCCCATGCGCCAGCTATAGCATCGACATGCAATGCACCACCCTCGATCAGAGTACTAATTATATTTCCATTATGATACCAATTAAGCCATTGACGAATAAAGTTAGGTCGACTGTAAAGATGACTGCCGCAGACGATGACTTTCATGTTCCCCTGACCCAGTATAGATCACCTGTTGTCATTCCTTTTTCATTTGGATCTTTAATCTCTTTAAGTCTACCCAATCTACTCATGGTCTGAATTGCTTCTCTTAATTTCTTATCATCAAAATTACCATCAGTTCTGAAACAAGCTATTTGGAGCATTCTAGCTCTAATATAAGAATACGGAATCTTTCCTGCTGCTTGAAATTCTGCTGAGATTCGATAGGTGACTGCTACTCGTTTGTTCACATATTCTTCCAATAGTCCTTCAAGCTTTTTAATCTGTACACTATTTCCTGTTCCAAGATCTCCAGAAGCTTGCTTAGTCTTAAAATTATTGATATCATTCATAACAAAGCGTTCGAAGTAATCCCAATGAGCCTCAGTCACAATCGGAACATTTACATTTCCTTGCGGTGTTGGTGGAGGTGTATCTAAGATTGCAGCAAGAGTTGCTAGAACGTTGATTCGCAAAGTAGAACGAGACCACATATGATGTTCAATATCACTACCTTTATTGTCGATAGAAAGATTATAACTGTTGTCACAATACTTTGTAAATCTATCATATCGTGCTTCAGCATCTGGATCCAATATAGCAACGATTGGAGGTTTCTTTTGAGTAAGAACCAGATCTGCAACTCGGGCAAGTATAACTAGATAATCTACAAAGTTCGGATCGATTGAATAATCTACTTTCTTATTTATATCGCTTCGTTTTCCTTTATATTCAAAGATATTAAATCGAGATATGAATCCACTGTTAAGAAGAAACGCATTGATACTTTCAAAGACCTCTGGTGTAGTGTCTCCAAGGATACTATACGCAGGAGAATGAAGAGATTGTACATTTTTAGTGGCATCGCTGTAATTGATTGCATCGGATGTTGAACCAGGATTAGATTTAGAATGTAGACCGAGCATTACTGTCATTAGACCTTGTATATTCTCATCGCGAGCATTTGAAAATCTTTTCATTAATCCACCAAACTCGCCTAGGATCTGTGCAAACGATCCCCGTGTTGGGGTGAAATGCTTTGTAAGACCTTGTCCACTTGCAAAACTTCCAAAGTGAAAAGCATCTTTGAATGTTGGGAACTTTTCAGAACAGATTTTAATCAGTCTACTGATCCCAGTTGACATTGCTTCCTTACCCATTCCAGAAGGAGCAACGACAAGATTATAAGTGTTCAATCCAGAATTAGTATTGGTATTCCATCCCCGTCCACAGAGAGCTGATACCACAGTGATCGCGGCTGCTACTGAGAATTCAACATTTGGATAGATTGAACCTCTATAAAAATAGCGAGCTAAGTATCCAAGACCTCCAGTAGGAAAATCGATATGAGATACAACTTCTTCGGGATCGGGTAAAGAATCAAAATCAACCGCATGTTCAACTGTCTGAAATTGGATAGGATCAGGAGTGAAAACAACAGCTCCATCAGCGGTGCGTAAAAGAGCTTGTTCGGCTTCATATTTAGCAATGATAGCATCTGCACTGCGTTTACCAGCTTCGATATCTATCATTTCAGCTTGGCGGATAAAACGAGCATGACGTAGGGTACGCAAGATATAATCTGAACGATTTGCTTTGGTTCTTTTTCCAAGCCCGGACTGACGAAATAGACGTTTACATTGATCATTCGACGGACTATGACGTACAAGATGAACCATTAGATCAAGATCACCTTCTGACTGTGACGGATGGTCTAATTCACGCCACATTCCTTGCCAGAGCATTCTTGCGTCTTCGTTCTCCCATAGCTTGCGGCCAACGTTTTCATCAGTTTCAGTCTGAGGTAACTCTTCGAGAACAACTTCATCGTAGCCTTCAGACAAAGGCATCTGACTAAGCATCTTCATCAGCATGTCTTGTCTAGCTTCTAATTGTTCTTTACGATGCAAGACGTTGCCGGTACAGACCATAAATCTATTTTGACTGTAGATCTCTACGCCATCGCGTCGTCGGCCGAGTCCAATGCTCCCCTTGCACCAAATATGGATTCCATGCCCACCGATGGATCGTTCTGTATAACTGTCAAAGTTCTTAACGATAGTCTGGAATAGATCTAGATACTCCTTTGTGGTGTTGGGCTTTACGTCAAGATCAATACAAGTGATGTCTTCGCCTTCCATAATGACGAAGCCGATTGCAAGATTGTGGGTCAACGCAAGAGTTGTAGCTTCCTCAAAGCTCATCCATTGCGAATTAAGGTGCTTTGAAACAGATGCGTTAAAGAATTGTCCATCCTTAGAAAAGATTGGACTTTTATTTACAGGGTGAGCAACGAGCCACTGCCTTTTCAAACGAAGCTCCATAGGCAAATTTCGCCATTGGAGTAGGCGCGAGTCGTCGGCCATTGATGGCTCCGTTGAGCGGATCAGAACGCGATAGGGAAGAAAAACACTATAGCATGGAGAGGGTTAGCGGTCAAGCCCCTAAATATGGGGTTCCGTCTCCTTGAGAGTCACAAGTGACTTCTGCCAGCGGCCGAGCTCGTTACTGCTAGTCGAAACTTTTATCTTATGCTCATCATTAAGCACTTTCATAATCGTTTGGCGAAGAGAAAGTATAGTTGGAATGTCAAAAGGTTTACCCGCAGCTTCCCACATTTCGGTAGCAACTCGATGTATTAAAGGACCAACTGAGCCCCGCCGTGCATTAGGCAGTCGTTGCGGCCGAGGAGGGGGAAGAGGTGCGCTGATAACAATATTGGGAGCCTCTAATGTAGGGAGCCGGCTGGGTTCAAAGCGTAATTGCTTCGCAATCGCAGCCCTGATCTGTAGACGTAAGGTAAGAATTGCCTTTTCATCCATCTTTGCTGGACTAAGGGGTGGATCTAACTTTAACCAATGATAAAGGCGTCGAAGTTTGAGTTCGCTCCAGTGCGAAAGAGCACCAAGAAATATAGGATCATCAATTGCTTCGACTCGAGAGCTCCTTACCAGTTGAAGGTGAGTTGGAAGTTCCCCTTCCTCAAATCGCAATTGATCCGGAACCGGCGCTACGTGCAGGATCCGTGGGTTGACCAGGTCGAATAGAAGCCACATTATGCAGCACCTTTTCCTTCGGCAGAGAATTGCGCCTTAAGCGCCTCAATCTCCCGCTGATCAATCAAGCTGTAGGTGTATCTGGGGTCAGTCGATTTTCTTATCTGAATAAACAACTCGTTCGCCCAGATTGGATTGTCGGTTGAATGCAGTATCGATTCTTTGTGTTCGAGATGATCAATCTCAACGAGTTGAAAGCGTTTCATTGTCTGTACCTCTGGTTAGAGTGAATGCGTGCGTCGATGCCCTTGTACGGCGCTATGATTACCCCTTACGGAGACCGCAGGACACCTTTCTGTAAACCGAGCCGCACGCTACCCGATCGAAGTACTCTCCGCAGGGGTGGCTCATTTAACCTTTGCTGCTCGAACGGCTAGAGTCTCGTTCTCGTCGAATGTCTCCCACCAGGCCTTGAAGATTCTCTTTGCCTGGGATTCGGAAACATCGAATTGGTTCTGTATGTACGGGACCGAGCCGAACATATTGGTCACACCTGATTCCCTCAAGCGGTCCAAGTATTCGAAGTAGGTCTCCCAGAGTTGAGGAGTAATAGTTTCTTCCATGGCGAGTTCTCCGGTCGAGTTAGAAGTTGAGGTCGAGTCTTTAGCCGAGTCTTTAGCCGGCAGCTGAGTCGTCTTTCGAAGTAAGCTTTGAAACAATCTGATCGTGGGTGCCCATGACAATATGGACCTTATTATTCTTTAATGTGATTGCACAACTAGGTAAATCTATACCGCGACACTCTTCGATATCAGACACCTCAACAGGATTGATGCTGACTGGTGTCCGAAGACCTGATTTAATATTCCAACGAGTGAATCTGACAAACTTTACCATATCGCGAACCTCTATTATGTAGTAGCATAGTAGCACAGATTTGGGTTCGACGCAAGGATCAAACGGCGCGTCAATTTCGTATCGTGCCAATTTCGCATTTCGATACTGCGTTCCGCGCGCCAGAAGGAAAATGCGAGGTCAGTCGCTTCGACCGAAAAAGATATCGTACTGAAATC